GTCAGGTGTTGAGTTGATCTCTTTAGCAACCTGCTCCCACTGTTGTTGCATGCTTTGCAATGCTCCAACGTCATGTGAACCATTGTTAAGTTGTGTCAAAGGCTGGTTAGGTTGGTGAATCATAATGTCACCAGTTTCAATAGCAGTTAGGGCGTTTCGTCCAACATAGTTACCGTCAGATGTCTGGAAGATAATCTTTGATGCCAAGTCTAGTTGATCTTTAATGGCTTTCTGTGAGTGATTAACCATCCACTGTGCTTCGAACAAGTTCTCAACAGCACCGATTGCCATTGTTCGTCCATCTTCTTTAATCAAGTGAGTGATCATGTAAGGGTGCTTTTTCTCACGTCCACTTACAAGACAGAAGTCGTCAAACTCTCCTTTCTCCTTTCCTGCTACAAAAGAGATAACGTGCATCTGTTGAACATATGTATACTCATCTTCCTCTTTGCCTGTCAGATATGACAATGGCATTTCTCCATGTACCTCATAAAGCTTAATGAAGTTATCCTTATTGTCCTTGTCCATCTTCTCTAGTCCCTCTCGTGATTCTGTCGCTCGAACCAGTTTGTCTACGATCTCTTGGTCGTAACCTTTCTGTTTCATCAGTTGTGCTGGTGTCATTTCCAATACCTCGATAACTACATCGTTGTCGAAATCAATCGGGTCAACGATCAATCGGTTCCAAGGAATAACCATTGAGTGCAATTCACCTTCTGATTCTACGAACTTAACAACCGCTGATCCATAACGTGCAAGTGCTCGCCCCCAGTCGTTCAGGAATGTTCCGAACTGCTGCTTTCGCATGAACTCTTGCAGGTGTACACCAGCAATAAACGCTTTCAGTACGTCCTCCCGCTTTCCTGGCTTCATTCGGATGTTCTTGCGGTCAATGTCTGTTGCTCGATACCAAATATTTGTTGAAGCAGTAACGATATTGAAGAATGGCTTGTCCCGCCCCATTGAATCTGTTGGGCCTGAAATGTGCTTACTGTTTAGGTACGCATCAATCTTGTTGATGTTCTCAGCCAAGTTAAAGTCCACATACTTAGAGATAGTAGTGTTTCCTGTTAGGTAGTCTGTTTCATTTTTACGGACGATCTCCGCTACGCTGTTTTGTGATGTGCTCATTAAATACCCCACCAGATATTTTCTTAGCTACTAAACTTAGCTGTATATTACAGTGTAATCAAGTGTTCCTCCGATTGTAAGGTAAAGACCATCAACAAACGCTATTGGTTCTGGGAATGAAAGAATCCCTGAGCCTGATGCGAATGAGTATGTGTTTACCATAAGTAAGCTTGGTTCTGCACCGTTTTCCAAAACTGCTGCGCCCCATGCCACGTTGTCACAAGTTTCTGTTGTCGCGATTGCGTTTCCGTATGTTCCAACTCGTTTAGCTTCTACTGTCTGTGCTGTATCTGTGTTAGTAGTTGCTGTAACTTGAACGTTTGCTACTGTTCCTGTTCCGTACTTAGTTCCTTCTCCAGCTCCTCCGTTGATAGCCACCTTAAGGTTATCTAGTGATGCTGCTGCTGATACATCAATAAGAACTTCGTCAGGTACTCCTGTCAAAGCTGTTTTGAATGTATAAGTCTCGCCACCAATAGTCACAGTCTCTCCATCTTGGAATACTCTAGAAGATGTCAAAACTCCTGTTGCTTTTACTCCTGCGCTTGTAGTTCCTGATGTTCCGTCATTAAGACGAATTGTTCCACTTGAGTGTGAGTTAGCAACAATGCCAAAGACTTTTCCTGAACCTGTTTTAATTTGTGCAGATGCTGATCCATTTGTAAATAATGCTCCCATAATAATATAAAAAGATAAATTGTAATACGTTAATTATACCACATTAAATATCTAACGAGTAGAGTTGTTTTCAAAGTTGGCACGATTTCTACTGAACATGTTGTTTTGTTGTTGTATTACTCGACTTCCTTCCTCTGATTGTTGTGGCAACAAACGTCCCATGACCTCGAAGTACATACGCATTATCCAAGTGTCAGAATCATCGGGTGAATGTCCGATAGCGTTCTTGATGTCTTCTTTGCCACTTGCCTGTCGTTTACCATCTCCTTTAGATACATCCTGATAGTTAGCAAGCTCTTCGATGATTGATTCCTTCTGCCTTCCTGTAACTCGTGAGGCAATCTTATGGTTGTTCACAAGGTTTGCTAATGTAAATACACACTGTGACCGCAAGTTTCTGTAATCAGTAGTTAGCTTCGCTTCACTTGTATAGCTCAGGTTAGGCAGTCTAACGATATCCATGTCTGTCTTGATCGCAGCGTAAGAACTTTTGAACCCGATGATGCCGTCTAGCATTGAACTACTGGCAACACCAGCACCAACCCCAATAGCATCCACAGCTATGTTGCTGTAAGGAATGCGTTGATCTGCTGCATACTCTCGTATCTTGGCGATGATGCTTTCTGTATTCAAACGATCAAATGCCTCACGTCGGTATTCCTCCAGTCCTTCCCAGAAACTAAAGATAGTCTTGTCCGAGCCATCATCAGCGATATCCACAAGTAAATACTTCTCTTCGCTCTTAGTGATGGTGTTAGTGAACACGTCAACGAGCGATGTATATTGAAATAGTGAGCCTGTGTTATCCACATACTCTGCAAGGTATTCCTGTTTGTAAGTATCAAAGTCCAGCTCCTCCTTAGCCTTCTTGATTTCCTCTGGTGGAATGTGAGGATTGTCTGCTGTTGTAAAATGGAAGGCCTCATAGTCTGAGTCAGTCTCAGCTAGCTTTTCTAAACGACGTAAGTTCGGGTTCTCCTTCTTTGGTGTACCGATGAATGTCGCTGAACCTTTAGTGTCCGTTAGAGTCGGACGAAAGATCTCCTGCCACCCAATGAAGAAGTCACGCATAGTATCAAGCTCATCGAATACAATCTTGTACGCTTTCAATCCACGAAAGTTTTCACGGTTTTCCCACCCAGAAACGTAAATAGTTGAGTAACCACCATCAACTGTAGGTACTTTCATCTCAAGTCGTGACTCATTAGCATCTCCAATACCAGCAAGCCTAGTCTTCAGTGCTTCCCATATAATCTTTCTAGCCTGAATCATCGTGGGTGCAATGTAAAAGACATTACGGTCCTTACCAGTAACAGCATCAAATACCATGTCTTCGATCTCTAACGTTGACTTACCAGAACGACGCCCTGCTCTAATGATCTTAAAGCGAGCGTCTGATTTAATTACTTTGTCTTGAGCTTTATGAGGTATCAGCATGCGTCTATTCTAGCTTCGGCTATCTTGCAATACTCCTCGTCTAGTTCTATACCTATAAAGTCAAAACCCTCTAGCTTACACGCCTTTCCTGTTGAGCCTGAACCCATGAAAGGATCAAGGACTGTACCTTGTGGTGGTGTTACAAGCCTTACTAGATACTGCATTAGTTTCGTTGGTTTAACAGTTGGATGTGACGATGTTTGTCCCTCTGGTAGCCCCTCATTCCTATCTTTCTTTGAGGCTTTAGCACAATAGAAGAAACGTGCTGCAGAGCCACCTTCGCCGCCATTCTGTTTGGTGGGTAATGCTTTACCGTTTCCGAATAGAGATCTGTCGCTTCCTGTGTGTTTTTTACTGCCATGACCATGAGTCTCAGGAAACAACCCTACTACCTCATCACTGCCGTCATGTATGAAGTTAGCTGGGAATCTGCCAGTTACATATTGTCTGTTACTCCTACCCCCACTGGTTTGAACCTGATTGTTCCCTTTTCTTTCTGAGGGTCTTTCGCTGCGAAGTTCTTTCAAATCTCTCTCGTTTTGTGGCTCAACCCTACATCCATCAATGTTAATCCCCCCCGTTCCATGCTCTAGTACATTATTAGCTACAGTTCCCTTAAAAGGCTTACGTGCTACTACAATAGGTTCATGTGCTGGTTTTAATGCTGTGCCGAATCCAGCAATCTCGCCTGCTGTCCTTCGTATCTTTTGTGTTCCCCATTTGTCGCAAAGAGGACAAGGTTCTCTATCTTGTTGTTGCTCGGATTGTGGTCTTCGTAATGTACTACTTCCGTTCTCGTCAGTAATCTGTTCAGGTGTTGAGCCATCACTAGCCTGTGTTGCATTATGTAACCGTCTTTCCTCGCCATCAGTAGATACTCCATCGGACATCTTTGATAAATCACTCCCTTGTAATTCCCTTTCGCCCTCTTGTAAGTTACTCCCCCTTTCCATGCTGGGTTCTTCTCCATTTTGTGACCCTTCTTTGGGTTCTTCCCATAACATTGTTTCGTGTGTACTTTGTTCCGACAACTCCGACTGCAAAACTTCCCCTTGTTCATCTTTAGGGTTGATGGTCTCCTGTACATTACTGTCTCGCAAAGGTCGCACTTCACGTTTGGTATTCTCGTTGTCATACTGTTCCATAGTACCACAAGTACACTTCTTTTGCATTGTTTTATAGATGTTGTGAGATTTCGGGAATCCGACACCATAAACCCACATAATCTGGTCTCGAATATCAAAGCCAGCGTCTTCAATATTTACTGCCATACGATGATATGTTCTTGAGCCAGCAAAAGAAAGCAAATGCCCCCCTGGTTTCAGTACTCTGATAGCTTCTTTCCACAACTCAACAGTTGGCACATCGTAATCCCACTTTTTTCCCATGAACGAAAGACCATAGGGAGGGTCGCAGACAATACTGTCTACACTGTTTTCAGGTAGTTTCTTTAGCTCTATTAAACTGTCTCCGTTAATCAGCATCTTTGTTAAAACTATTGGCGAACTGAATAGCTAATCCAGCTTCTCCACCGTCTAATCCAATGTTTTGTCGTGGCTTTCCATCTATCATCTCAGCAATATGCTTTTGGTTCTGAGGGTTCTCTCGATAGCTCTTTATGAACTCATCGAACATTTCTGGGTTCTCTCGGAACTCTCGTTTAAGCCTTGAAATAACAGAAATAGAGTCCTTAGGCCTTCCGCCTCCAGGGTTTCCTTTCTTAAACTTCCAATTATCATCGTGATAGGTTTTTTCAGGTTTAATTTCCTCCATAGCCTTATTATACCACACCTTAGCAGTCTTTATGCTTAGTATGCCACTCATACGCTATTATATTCCAGATTGTAGCGATTGCATGGTCTTCGTCATCCTCTCCTGCTACCCATTGCATCCAATGTCGCCATGCTGACTGTTGGAAACGATCTATCTCAGGTTGCGTTGTAGCTTTCTGCCAGTTATCCTCACCGTATTTTTCTGCACCGCGGGTATATAGCTCCGCTAGTCTCTTTAATAGTTCATGTGGTATCAGATCGTACCGGGGTTTGTCAGTAGCAACATCTCGGTTGAAGCCAGAGTCGTACTCTACCCTTTTTCCACTATCTTTTGTTATGTAGTTTTTCTTCATACTACTTCAATAGATTAAGTGCTTCCTTATAAGTTACTAGGTTGTCATATAGCTCACTACTCAAGTCTTTAGCTGATACCATGAGTGTTATAGCTTTACCTTTAGGGTCTTGGATATGTGCAAGTTGCTTCCTGTATGCTTCCACTTCCATCTCCAGTCTAAACTTAGGATCATTGAGGTAGTTGTATACCCAAGTATCCAATCCATGTTCATCTTGTTGAAAGTGATGAGTTAGTTCATGCATAACCAGATGATCAGGCAGCTCGTTATTAGTATAAATAACATGATCGTATGCAAAGATAGTATCCTCGGTTACTTTAAAACGCTTTTTAAAATCATCCAACAAAGGAAATTCTTTTTGAGGACGCATTGGCATTATTTCTTTTTCTTAACAGGTTTCTCCATTGAAGGATTTT